GGTTGGATGCAATATTGCTAGTCTAAATCCAGTTTCTGCCGCCGCTATTGTGACTGTTACTTCATTCCATCCAGGCGTATCACTAATTGCTATTACATTTGGACTAGTGGTAGCTAAAGCGGTGTTATTTCCTTCTTCAGTTATACGTATGCTGCCATCTGTACCAGCCACTTGATTTACCCAGAAAGTTAAAGTTTTAGTTCCTGTTGTAGGAAGTCCTGTAATACTAATATAATGTCTTGCAAAAGCAGCGTTATCCGAGTTCATAGATAAGAAACCGTAAGTACCTTCCTGTGCGTAAGTAGTCTGTACGGTACTGGCAATATTATCAGTCCATCCGCCAAAGCTATTCGCTTCGTCTGTTCCTTGACTACCGAAGTTGCCAGTTGGATAATATTCTGCGGTAGCAGGCGAGAACCACTCAAAGCCATCCCCACTAACTTTAAACACTCCTTCAGTATCTTCAATTACAGAGACAGAACCCCAATCAGTTAACCTAAAACAACTCTCATTAGTTCTACCTTTACCTTTCATAGTCGCCGTTCCTTCACACAACTCAAAAATTGGAGATGAACCATCTATTGTAAAGAAGTAGTTTTCGTCTATCTGACCGGTTCTAATATTATCTAGTGTTCTTTGAACCGTACCTGAGCGAATTGTATTATATACACGATAGCCTGTTCCTGTAACTTGGTTGGTATAAGTCAACGCTCCACTGCCTGTTATATCTAAAACAGAATGAAAACCCGTTGAAACTGAGCCTGAACCACCAGCATCGAAATCATTTTCATTTGTTACCGTAACACCAGTGGCAATGTTTGGGGATTTGGAAATGGCTCCATTGGCGCTTGTGAAACCATGACTAAGTTCAGCTATTGTGCCCGTTCCAACTAAAGTCAATAGATTAGTGGTAGCCGCCTTGATGTGATTTCCTACTGCTGACATTGTGCCAATAGTTGCGTTGTCTGTGCTAAATCTTAGAGGATTAGTACCGTCAATTACATTGTTATCATATTTGAAAACGTCTACGTTAGTTACCGCTTGATTACTACCTCCCAACCCATAATCGGAATAATTTTCAATTCTGTTGTTAGAAAAATCCCAAACTTTCGAGTCACCTGTAATGCTGGCTAAAACACCTACACTTTTTGAATTGTTCGAGTAGTTGTGTTTAAAAGTTACGTTAGTACCTCTAATCGAATAACCGAAGCCATCACCCGTGGTAGGTTTAACCGTATTGGTTGACGAGGTATTTTTTATGGTTAGATTATCAGCTAATTGTATTTGATAACCACCTTGCGTAATCGAAGGGTCTAAGTTGTAATTGTTACCGTGAAAATTATCAATAACACCTTTAATGTTGTAGCCATAGAAAAAAGCATCATCCACATCGTCGATTTGAACACCTGCTATGTCTATGTTCGCTTGCTGGCCTATTCCATTTATAAACACACCATATTCGTTCATAGCTCCCGAATTGGAGATACCTCCGTTTATTTTAATTTGCCTCATATAGACATCTTCAAAATCTTTCACCAATACGTGCGCTGCCGCATCGGTTTCAATGCCTCTAAAGTTCTTAGAAGTGTAATTTACAAGTCGAAAAGTTTGACCGTCATCTGTTCCCAGTTCATGGGATTTTGCGCCATCTTTCCCATAGCCGTCTAGGTGTAGATTTTCCCAGTCGATATGCTCAGTACCTTCTCCTTTTATAGGGGTGTTCTTATTCTCGTTAAGCCACATACCTCTAACTATATGACGCTCGTCATTTTTAGATAAGAAGAAAGGGGTTTGCCCTAATGTGTTTCCTGTGTTTTGAGTTGTCAATCCCATACCAGTAGCTGTATTATTTTCTAAATACACCTTATCCGTTGTGTTTTCGTTCCATGTCACATAATTTCTTACGTTGGTTGACACGGTGTTTTCTTGTGTAAAACTTTCCATTCCCACAGTCTTAACGACCGCTTTAGGCACTTCATCAAAATTAGAATTGTAAATCCTCCCCGAAATAGAACCGTCTGCATAAAAGAAATATGACTCATTATCAAAGCTATTCAAAGCGTCATTACTCGCTTTATCGCCTGCAAAATTCATGCTTATATTCCAATGATCAACACTAGATAGGTCAATGCCAAAAGTTGCTGTATTCAGGGGAAAGGTAGAATGAAGTCTAATTTCTGCGTTCGGGTTTTCTTTAACAAAAAGTGCAAGCCTAGCTGTTAGAGTTAAAGGGTTTGCGATGTAATAAACACCATCAGGCCAGCAATGTGCCAATCCTGTTGTATTCAACCATGCTGATAAGTCCGCATCATCTGGCAAAGTATCCTGACCATTAGCTTCTAGCATTGTGCAATTAGACGCGCTCGCTTGAATGACTTCCCGTACGCTTAAATTGTCAAAATCTACTTCCCAATCCAGAGCGGTCAAGCCGCCATGCCCCAACCTAAATAACTGCACATGGTCGCTGTCCGAAGTTGCAACGAACTCAAACGTTCTTTTGGTAGTTCCCGAAGCTGCCGTAATCGTTAAGCTGTTACCAACAGGGCTACTACTAGTGTCGTCTGTATCTCTAATCGTATATTGACGACCGACGGATTCCAGACTTTCTATTTCGTCAAATTCGATTCTATATGTTTTGCCCGTCTCGTAAGTAACAGCTTGTCGCAAATAAGAGAAGTTGCTAGCAGCTGGCACTTCTAAAGTTCCTACTCCATTCGCTATAACTGCCCGACTTTTCGAATAATTAGTATCGGCATCAAAAGTTCCGTTAATTACTAAATTCGAACCTAGATTTTCGGCAGAAGGAAGGTCTAACAAAGTCTGCCCTTGCAAACCTATCTGTCCGTTTTCTACAACTAATTTAGGGGTGTTATTTGATCCCGGTATATGCGCTCCGTTTTCTTGAGCAAAAGCTAGAAAGGAAAATAAAATAAGTACTAATAATGTTATCTTTTTCATTTTAAAATTGATTTTTGATTTGTCCACTTAAATAGTCCGCAAAAACTTCACCGCCTAGTGTATTGAAATGCAAGCCATCGGAAAGCATTTTGCCATTAGAACCATCATTTTCTAACTCGGCGATAATTCCCGATTCGCTTGTAGATTCAATAACTGTTACCCCCAATCGGTTGCACATTGTTCTTATTAAATTTCCAATGTTGTAAATGGTTAGATAGGGTCTATTTGCTACTGCGGATTGTGTAGGCAAAGACCAAAATATTCTAACCTCTGGGTGATTATCTCTTAAATAATAAAGGGCTTTTCTAGTTGCGTTCGCTAAAGTTAAATGGTCTAAAGTGCTTACATCTTGGGCGTAGGCATCGCTGTAACTGCCCATTGCTGAAGCGTAATCGTTTGTACCCAGCACTATTATGATTATGTCAGGTTCATCTGTGGGGTGGTCTTGCTCCCATTTTTTAATAGAGTTCCAGAGACGATTGTCGTTGCTCCCATTTGTAATTGTAGTGGTAGATTCTACGGTAGAACTATTCCACGTAACTCGCTGCCCAGCTACTGCAAAATTTTTGAATGTTGCATTGCTGAATATACTTTCTAAGTTGTCTACATAAGCCGTTTCATTTGCTGTAATACTGTCCCCGAACAGAACAATACTTTTATCGAAGGTGTCTGAAGAAGAAATAGACACATCTTGATTTCCTGTCTGCGAAGTAAGAGTTAAAATATCGCCGTTGATACTTAATGTTTGGTCTGGGTCGCCTGAGCCGCTTAAAGCCGACAACTCTGCATCTAAATTAATCTTACGTACAACATCATTATCAGTATTGTAAGCGTCGTCGAACAAAAACTCTTGTAAAATGTTTGATGTTACTACTGGCGTTCCCGATTGCGAACTGGTTTGATTTACAGTAATGCGAAAACTAGAGCCAACTCGTAAATAATTATTCCACGACTCGGTAATAGAGTTGTTGTCATAAAAACCTTGTCCAATATTAAATATACCCATTTTCGAACCCAATGTTGTTTCGAAATCTGAAATATAAACCCTACCCCCGTGCGGAGGATTATTAGAAACTCTGTAATCCATAGACATATTACCAACTTCATTACCTTGATTTACGTAAATCAAATTATTAGCGACAGGGTCGTCAGTCGAATCAATATCTAAATTTGGATAAAGATTTGTTAGCCAAGCCAAAGCTCTGGCATCATTATGAAGCGAAGTTAAATCTAAGGTTTGGCTGTTTTGCAGTCCAACCCCTAAAGTAAACACGCTGTTTGACTCTGTTATTGAGTCAAGAAAATCGTTGCTATTATTTGAGCCAAAAACAACATCTACTAAACTTGTTCCATTCCAATATTGTAATGTTCCAGCTTTATTTACAAAGCCTCTGTATGAAGATGTTAAATTAATATTACCTACTTCTGCTGCCGTTTGCTCTTTATACATAGTACCTTCTGATACGTCTAAAACAGTTTGACTACACCCGTAAATAGGTAAGAGCAAAAAAAACATTAATTTTACTAAGTTTTTCATTTGATCGCAATTTAGATTCAACAAATATAGTTGTATTATTTTTAATAAAAAATTTTTTTAATTGATTTTTTTTTCGTATAGAAAGTCATTTATTAAAGTATCTGCATTTCATTTATTTTAAATACTTTTGAAGCATCTCCTATATCCGCGGGTATTAAAAAGTTATCATCTATAATTATACCTTTGAACCAATGTTTTTGATTAGCTCCATCAACCCAACCTTCTATTATATCTTTATTTTCAAATTCATTTAAATCAACATTTCCATTTCCTTTTTTTACATCCCATTCATTATTATTTGTATCTTCAATTGTTACAAATAATTTAGCCTGTAAAGATTCAACTTCTTCAATAGTATGATTATGTTGCTGTATAGCAAAATCTTTATAATAATCTATAAAGTCATCTAAATCTATTTTTAAAGTTTTATTATCATTTGGAACAAATATAGCTATATAAGCCTCTTCTTCGTTTCTTTGCAAATCATAAGATTCTAATTGTCCAATATTTTTTGCGTTTTCAACAAATTTATTGACCGCATTTACTACGTATTGTAATTTTTGTGATAATGTCATAATAATTTAAAATTTAATGAAGTTGGGGTTGCCTGCAAATAGAGCGGGAATTTCTACGTCTAGATCTCCAAAATCGTTTGTTTCTATTTCGTTTATAAGGTTACTGTAATTTTTATTTGTTTTAAGCATTGCAGCTATTAATTTGTTTAAGTTAGTGTTTTCAATATCTTCTAATTCAAATGGTCCGCTTTTAATGTATCCCTCTCCATTTATAAAAACGTATTCGCATGATAAAGCAATAGTTAGTTTTAGTATAGCATCTCTACTCATCTCTTCAAATTCAAATAAATCTCCCTCACTTACAATTGAAGATATTAAATGAACTGAGTTGTCAGTTATTATATTTTCAACTTCGTCTTGAATAATCATAGATTTATTAGATAATGGTATTCTAATAAAATGATGTATATTGTATTTATAAAATATGTCTCTATTGTTATCGTTAAAATACTTTATAGCAACTGTTCCTTCGTGAATATCATCTATTAATATGTTTTCACTTAAATAATGTTTTGTTTCAAATTGTTCGTCTTCAAACGTTATTAAAACATCATAAACGCCATTTCCGTATATATTCCAAAATAAGGTGAAATCAAAAACGTTGTAATTTAATATTGTTTGAACAGACTTAACTATAATTGAAGTTGCTGATATTGGCTTAAAATTTACATCAAATATTACAGCTTGACTATTTACAGAGTCTAAAAAAACAGTTTCTTTTATTTTAAAAACCCCGTAATTTTTTAATTCAACAGTGTTGCCTACTTCAGCAAAACTAGGTAGACCGCCATTTAACTGGTATGATTCTTCAATATTTTCTTCTGAATCATAAATATTGCCTCCGTTGAAATAAACCGCTATGCTCTCAGATGTATAATATATCATTGTAGCGTCCATTCCTTTAAAAACACTTATATTATCAGTTAATTGATTAAGATCAATATTAAATTCTTGATTATCATCTTTTCTTAGTTTAACATTAATATTTTCAAAAGAACTTTTCAATTGTATTTTTGTAGTATCGTTGTTTTGAAACAATGCTTCTTGACAATAATTTATATTGTAATGAAATTCATTATCAAAACTGTTTAAACTATTTTTAAATACGGTTAAATTATTAATATTCTGTTGCAATTTAAAACTTAAAGCATTAGCTTTAGATATGAATATAATTTCTTCTTTATCAGAAGAATACTCTGTAACGTTGAAAAATATACTTATTTGAGAGCCTAGAGAATTTCCGTTATAGTTATCTCTTATTCTTAAATGGTTTTGCCCTTTTGGTAAATTGTGAAAAGATGTACTTGTTTGCCAATTCACTCCATCTACAGAGTATTCGTGAGAAACAGTTGAAGATGTTAACAATTTAATTTTAGCAGAGCTTCCTGATAAAGAAGAAGACGTATCAATTTTAAAATTATTCGATGTTAGCTTCGGTATGTATAAAAAACTTGTTCTAGGATATTTAGTATACGCTTCAAAGTCTCCATTTGCATCTTTTCTACGCAACTCTATAAAATACTTAACATCTCTTAAAAGATCTCTACTGAATTGATTGCTAAGAGATAAGTCTTCAGAATCATTATTTATTTTTATATAGTTAAAATTTTTATCAGTGTTTAATTCTAAATTAAAATTAATTAACGGTTGAGTCAAAGAAGCTGTTATATTATCAGATGTTATATTTAATCTAGCATTAATAAGTATTGGACTATTTTCATTACTTATTACGTGTTGCGCATTTTCTGTTACAACATCTATAAATGTATAGCCCTCAGATTTAAAAGTTATTTCTAATATTCTTTCATTTCTTACTACATTAAATTTGCTATCTCCATTGTAATCATAATTAAATTTAGATTGATATAGAGAAGCAGCTAATTCACCTGTTATAATAGTATCAGCTTCGTTTTCACTATTTCCAGAAGAATTATTTATATAAATATAACCCTTAGCGTTACCTGGATTATAGTTAGATAAGTATCTTTCATAATAAGGCCCTAATTCTACGCCGCTAGATGATTTTAATCCAAATTTAATCAGGCTGCCTGATTCAAAATGTTGATCGAATGTTATTGTTATTTTTGAAAATGCCATTTGTATTCTTTAATTGTTATATGCTTCTATAAATTCAAACTCGCCGCTTTTTGGTTGAAATGATGTTAAATAGCCGCTTTGTTTTTTACCCTCTGGGTTTGAAAAACTAAATTTAAAATAATAATTTGGAACCATTACTAATTCATCGTTATATAACACTTGTGTTTTACCTAATATTAAATTAAGTAAATTTTTATCAACTTTATGATTAAAAGTTATTTTGTTTGGCTTAAACAATGGCGGACTCATTTTTTTAACAAGTATAGATTGATCTTCGGAAAATGATTCTGTGTCTTCTTTAAACCATGTTTTTAATGTTGAATTGCCATCTGAATCTGAATGAGATACATTTTTAGATAAATTAATGAGTTCATTCATTCCAGCTCTTAATACCCAAGAGTGTCTAAAAAACATTCTTAATGGTGTAAATAAAAACGATTTGAATGTGCTTGAATAGCTTAAATTTTCAGGTTCAAATCTCAATCTATCTGCCCACTCTTTTTGCACATAAGTTCCAATATTATCAATATTTCTTTTTAGATCTAAAAACCAATTGTTATCATCTTGAGATGTATCTTCTTTTGGAAATAAATCTGCTGGAAGTTTTCTTATTAACTCACTACCTATATCATCTGCTCTTATTGATGAAACTTGTCTGTAAGTATTTGAAACTTTATTTATAGGTGTTATTCTGCTAGTTTTTCTATTAGGCTCATCCAAACCAACAGCATCATCATATTCCCCTCCTTTAGAATATCCCATTTCAATAGTACTAAAATAATCTTCTTTTTTTATTTTGCTTTTATAATTGTATATTTCTTTATTTAACTCTACTACAGTTTCATTTTGATAAAAATATTTTAAATCTTCAATAACTAATTTTTGAACTCCGTCTATTATTTCTATTCCAACTCCAATGTTAAAAACAGCTTTTAAAGAATCTATTATATCATCTAGAGAAGAAGTCATAGACTTATATAATTCGTAACTTGAATCAAAATTTCTTATCCAATAACCAGATATTATACCTATTAATCCATACTCGCCATCATTAATATAACCTAACTCTTTTCTGCCAAATAATCTAGAATTAAAAGCATCTTTTCTACTTGTAATTATATTCATCAATCTATCTACAGCTTCATGTATAAATAGAAATTCATGATTAGTGGTTTTTTCTTTTTTAGTTAATAGAGATACGTTTATATTCCAAGAGTTAACCCAAGCAAAAGTATGTGGATGAATATTTCTATTCCAACCAACCCCACTGACTGGACTAATAATATGTTTTAATCCTAAAATTAAACCTTCATTATAAGCTAAATCAGTTATTCTTATTGAGCCACTATGGCTCAAATTATTTAAGTCTAAATTAGTTATATTGACTTCATGTAAATCTGTTACACTAACAATTTCATATTCTAATTCATCAACAGGTCTAACTAATCTACATAATTGCAATATCAAACTTCTTCTATTAAATGATGAAGAGCTTTCGACTTTAAAATCAACGTCAACATTGTAAAATATATCTAATTTCAAATCTGTACTTTCAAAATCATTTGGATTTGTTGAGTCAACAAAAAACATTTTAGTAGCTTGATCTACATTTATATCCATAGCATCAGGAGAAGATATTCTACTACTTGTTTCTTTATCTGTTTTCATTATTGGAAAACTATAATTGAAAACTCCATTCACTCCATTTGAATTTCCTATTAAATCTATTTTCTGCTTACCTCCATCCAATTCAATATAATCTGAGTTTAAATCATCTGGGTCTGTTATAGGCGATAATATATTGTCTTCGTATAATTCTATTCCATCTAATTCCGTACTATTTGTTTTAAGCTTTTCTAAAAGAACATCATCAATTGAATACTCTCTTTCAAAATCAAATTCATCTGATTTTCTAGAGTCAATAATATTTTCAAGTTTATTAGAATTAAATTTAACTGATAAATTATGATTGACTTCTGACTTAGTAGTGTAATCAACATATCCAACATAAACTAGAGCCCATTTAATAACCCCCCCAACTTCAGTCAATTCGTATTTTTTAAGCTCCATATTAGAGTTAATTCCTAAAGCTTCAAAATCAGCTTGAATATATTCTTTAGCTTCTTTATGAAAAGTTAAATCTCCTGTAAATTCAATTAATATACCATGATAATCTTCATGCCTAACAAAATTAAGATCATCGTTATTCCATCCTGAAGGCTCTTTTATTTTAAGCTCAGGTTGAACGGCAGATTTAAGTCTAAATCTTACGTGGTTTGATTTATCTACTCTTATATCGTACATACTAATTTGACCATCTTGAAATAGAAGACTTATAGTTATCATTACTAGAAGTTTCTAAATTTATATTATTAATATTTTTAGCTTTTTTAAATCCATCTGAAACAGCTTTTGTAACATCTTTTAAAAGTTTACCTTCTTCTCTAGACGCGTAAGCTCTAATGTTTTTAATTTTAAACAATTCAGATTTAGAACTCATTTCATCGTAGTTTTTATAGACTGTATCTCCTTTCTTTAAATCAACTACAGCGTTCTTTTTATCAGTAGATAATATTCTACCATTTCTTTCTACGTACTCTTTGAATGCTCCATCGTTAATCATAGCTTTTTGATTTTCAGATAAATTTTCAACTCCATCTTTATACTGAGGTATTGGTTGAGCTATAACAGTTGCAGCCTGCGCCGCTCCTAAAGCCGCTACAACTCCAGACATAATTCCAGCTGTTATACCATAATCATCTTTTGGAAAATCAGCCCATATTCCTATTATAGCTCTAGCGGTAGATATTGCTATATCAGCTAAAGCAAATTTCTTTCTAGCTTTAGCTTGCTTTTGTTCTTGATCTAGTCTTTTTTTATCTAATTGTTTTAGCCTCTCTTCTTTGTTTCTTTCTAAAGTAGCTTGTTGCTCATCATCTCCTTCAGCTAAAGCTATTAACCTATCGTATTTTTCTTCTTCAGCGGCAATTTCAGCATCTATGTATTCTAATTTTCTTTCAAAAACAGAATCAACTAGTTCACCTATTGAAGAGGTAAAAGCTTGAGCTAAATCCATAGATTCATCAAATACTTTATCCCAATCAGCTGTGTCTAACGTAGCTTTAATTTGCATTGAAGCTTCAAGAGAATTTACTTCTCTTTTAAGCTTAGATATGTATTCTGAATTTTCTTCACCTGATTTTTCAAGTATTTTAATTTCTTCTTTTAATATTCTAATTTTAACTTGTATAACAGAATTAGCTGCTTCTATAGCTATTCTAGCTGACTCTTTATCTAAACGCTCTTTATCTGCAGCTGTTTTCTTTGAGGCATTAAAAACTTTTTTAGCGGCTATTAATTGTTTAGAAAATTTATCTTTAACAATATCTTCTCTTGACTGACTAGTTGTATTAAAAGTAATTTCTTTTGACTGCTTAGCAAATTTATTGTTTAATTTTAATAAGTCATCTAAAAGCCTTGTAGCTTCAAATTTTATATGAGCATTTTTTTCATCTTCTAATTCTTTTTGCCTAGCAATAAATTTTTCTCTAGTTAGGTTTCCTTTAGATACAGAATTTTCTAATGATTTTAACTCTTTAGCTAAACTATCTTCTACATCTTTCTTTTGAATTTCAAACTCATTTTTTCTAATAAAAGTTTCTAATCTTGCAGATTCTTTTATTGCAGATAATCTTTTTCTTAAATCAATAGTTTCATCTCCAACAATATCTTTATTAGCGTTTAATGATATGGCAGCAATTTCATTTGCAGTCTTTATTGTAAAGTCTTTTATAGCTCTAAGATTTCTTTGAGTTTTAGTTACAGTTTCGTCGTCTATGAATTGAACGTCAGACTCTTCTACAAGTTTTCTATAAATATTGTATTCGGCAGTTGCTTTTGATAATTGATTTTGAGCTGATTTTAATTCTTTATCTTCCCCTAAGAAAAATGAAGCTCCAGGTTTAGTTTTACTTAATTCTTCTTTTTTAGCTTCAAATTTGTCAACTAAATCATCATACTTAGCTCTAGCTGTAACAAAATTTTTGTATTTTTCATCTAATTGTTTAGCAGCATTTTTCTTTGATATTTCTTCAGCTTCTTTATCTTTTCTTATTCTTATAGCTAGTATTTCATCTAAACTATCTTTAATTAATTTTATTTCTTCACCTGTAGCTGTTTTTAATCTAGCTTCAAGATTTTTTTTCCTTATATCTAAAGCTTTATTTTGTTCATTTCCATTTGTAGTTAATTCAACAAAATTAGCTGCTGATTTTTTTAAACTTTCTTTAAATTCTTTTTCATCAGCTATTATTTTTATTCTCAATTCTTGCTCTCCAGTAGCAAATATTCTAGCCCAACCATCAATAGTCTCATTTAGCAATTCTAAAAACCCTCCTAATACTTTTTTAATTACACTATCTCCTTCAGATATGTTTTTAATGAAAGTTTGCCAGCTAGCAGTTAATCTATTTTGTTTAGACACTAAAGTTTCTATTCTATCGGCATTTTCAATACCGTAAGCTCTTTCAACAGCTTTAGCAAAATTAGGTAAAACTTCAGCTGATAAGACTTCACCTTTTTTAAGCATTTTATCTAATACTGGAATCGTTACCCCCATTGATGCAGCCATTATACCCATTGCTCCTGGTAGTCTTTCGCCTAATTGTCTTCTTAATTCTTCAGTAGAAACTTTTCCTTTAGAAAGCATCTGCTCTAGCGCTAAATACACACTAGCTAACTCATCAGTTTTTAAACCTAATGTAGCAGCAGCTTTAGTCATTGATTCAAATATATTTTCAGTATCTCTAAGCGATAAACCAGATTCTTTAGCAGCCGCTAAAAACCTACTCCATCTTAAAGTTGTTGAAACTAATTCCACTCCATAATCTTGAGTTATTTTTAAAAGAAATCTTTGTGAATTTTCATAGTCAAAAGATGTTTTAGTTATTTTTTCAAGTGTAAAACTAAGCGAATCAAATGTCTTAATATTTTTAAAAACATTAAGAGCTAAAAATCCTAAATTAGTAACTAAAGATAATAAGCCTCCAGCCTTAAGTAAACCCCTTATACTTAAATCTAATTTTTTATTACTATTTGCGCTAGCATTGGTTGCAGCTACATTTTTTAATTTAGCACTTGAATTTCTTTTTGTAGCGCTTGTGGATGCAGTTTGAGTTGCAACTAAAGATTTATAATTTGCCGACAAATAATTTATTCTATTGCCCAATAATGCTATTGTAGATTTTAAATTTTTTACATTAGCCTCTAAAGCTGCAAAATTAGCCTTGTTAGCCTTATTCATATTTGAAGATGCAGACTTAATTGCATTTATTTGAATAACTAAAGCTTTTACTTGAGCTATGGCGTCTTTAGCATTTATTTTTAATTTACCCATTATTGTTTTGGATTTTTACTTTCTAAAATTTGATTCCAATAAATATACTTTTTTATGCTGTCTTTATATATATCTATTCTATAAGATAAGGGTATTCCAGCTTCTAAGTACATGCAATTTTTTTCAATATCTCCCTTTGAATCATCAACTTCTTTTAATGTTTTTAAATTTATTTTTTCAAGTTTTACTTTGTGTATTTTAAGCCTATTTTTAATACCTAATAAAGATCTACTAATTCTTTTTATTTGCGGCATTATTAATTTAGCTGTATCTATTGGAAAACCAAACTCTTTAATTAAAAGCAAAACGTTTATATCTAAAGTATCTATATATAAAGATAATATTTTTTTTGCTGCATAATACTTAGCTTCCAAGTATTCAACGTTTATTTGCTCTTTATACTTTTTTATAAGCTTTTTATTATCTGTTAAAGCGTTGTATTCGCAAAGTATATCAAAAGCCGCTTTTGCAAGTTTGTCACCCCCAACTTCATTTTTTTTATTAACTTTTAAAAAGTTGGAATCCTTAGTTTCTGCAAATTCAAAAAAATTATAAATGGGTAGTTCAGAACAATTTGTATAATACTTTTTATTTTTCATTAAAAAAAATCTAATTCAATTTCTCCTGTTGATGATGTTAAGAAAGGTAAAGAATTGATTTTAGCTTCAACTCCTGGGTCTATAATCTCGTTGATTATAAATTTTTTTTCATTTTCCGTAAACTCTAAAATATCTACTCCGTATTTATTTACTAAAGCACTCGTCTTTTCGTCGCTTGAATTTAATATTAAATCAAACCCTGAAAGTTGTAAATAAAATCCTTTGTAAAAAAGCCCACTTTCTCTTAAAGTAACAAACGAAGAGCGTTTGTTATTTTTTTTCTTCAATAGAATTGTTTCCCTAGAATAGGTTGGGGTTATCAAATCCCCTGAGCCGTCTACACCTTTTTGATATAATCTATTTTTAACTAAGCCTACAATTTCGCCTTCATTTTTTTTAATTATATTAGATACAACCTGTTCTAAAGTTAAATTAAATTGTATTAAGGCTAATTTATATCTCGATAGAATCATTTTATTTTTTTTAAGGGGCTTAAAAAAGCCATTAATTAAGCCCCATTAAAAAAACATGCATCCTAGTACAGCGGATGAACACAGAACAAAAATTTAAACAACAACTGCTGAAGTTGGGGTTGTACTACGATACAGCACTCCATTAGATTCGGCAACTGTCGTATTTGTATCGCCATTAAAATGCGTTACAGTTACTGTTTGTCCAGTTGTTACTGCAGCGTCTAATGTAAATACGTAATTTCCAGGTGTAGCTTCTGCTACTGCGGTTATATTAGCTGTAGCTCCATTAACTTGAATTGAAACGTTGGCTTCTGATAAACCTTCTACTGAAGAATTTCTATCTGCCGCTAACATGACATTTAAAGATAATTGAGTATCGTTGTTTGCTGGAACAGTTTCAAACTCAATCAAAGTTCCATTTATTCCAGGAATATCGTCTGGAGCAAAATCCAAGTTTTCAGCATGAACAATATCATAATTTTCATCCCATTGAAGTCTATTTAAAAATTGAACAACTAAAGATTTCATTTCAGGGTCTCCGCCTTCCATTCTTCTTTTAGTTAATTCAGCTGTTGTATGACCAGATGTAAACCCTTGATAATTTCCATTTGATTTGTTGGCTAACATCCAATTACCTTCGTCGTCTCCTATCATATAATCATAAGATTTGAAAGTAGTCATTTTAGCGATTTCTTTATAAAAATCATGGCCTTCTTCAAACATTAATTTATACTCAGGCAAACCTAATAGGTTTCTTCTTTTACCACCTTTTGAATTTGTGTAATAACCATCTTCTGATGACACGTCTTCAAAAGCGCTAGCTCCAATAATAGGAATAGCGTCGCCCTTTTTTATTAGGTTTGTTAAATAAGCTAAATTGAAATCAGCTGTTCCTAATATTTCAGTGCCTTTTCTAAGTGCTATCAAGTGTGTTGGTGTTCCAAACAGTGATAAACAACCTAATTTACCGGTATTAGCGCCTCTAGCGCCTCCGCAAGCTTTTTTGCTCGCTATTGATCTAATTTCCATTTTTAATTTTTTGCTTGTTAATTAAATCTTGATAAACGCTTTGATTATCAGTTTCGAAATTACTTCCGATTTCATATTTTTTAGGGTTTTTAAACCCTACTGTAAAAGCACTTATAACTTCACCTTTAAAGATTTTTTTTTCTTTAGGTTCAGCAGCTTTTACAACTACTTTATCTTCATTTTTTGCCATTTTTAAATTTTTAATACGTTATTTAAACCAGTTGATATTGCTGGTATATTAATTTCTAATTGCTGTTCTTGATTTCCTTTCATTTTTATTTCTCTTAAGCAACCGTTGTTTATTGAAAATGATAGATACAATTTTATTGCGTCCCATCTAGCTCCTGTAAAATTTTCTTCTCCAGACAATAAATCATCACTGTAATTAGGAAACTTTACAAATTCTCTTTCTTTATTAATTTTAACGGTGCTAGCTTTAGTTAAAGACTCTACAACCATATTCATTAGCGGTATTAACACTTTTTTATACGTTGTTTTCAATCTAAGCTTACTGCTAAGATTTTTATCTGTATCTACAGCTAATATTAATGGTAAATCTTCTAATTGCAAGGTTTTACCAATATGCTTTTCTTTGAAAGGATATAGCAACCAAATAAGAGGATAAGGCTTGCGTTTTTCAAGCTCGTATTTTTTAAGAAAAACTTTTATCTCATGTTCATCTCCAAAATGAAAAACTGGTTTGTAACCTTCTGAGTTTTCGCTAACAACCATTGCTGGTAAATATTGAAATATATCATCTAGTTTATCCTCTAATATTATTGTATTTGTAGAACTCATTAAAATCCAAATCTGTTTATGTGTCTTATGTCTTTGAAATGTACATTTTTGTAAAAATCAGTATATGCTTTATTCATGTCTTTTATGAAATCGTATAAGCTAACTTCTTTGTTACCTTTGTAATAATCTAAACCTAATAACTCATGCTTATAAATAACTTTTTCGGATTTACATTTGCCTTGAACTATGTCTACATATTTATTCCACGCGTCAACAACTTTTAAGGTCGGGGCTACTACTTGAGCGTTTTTAACCTTTTCTTTAATTTGTCCAACAGTTGTGTTAGTTACATGTTGTCTTCTTTCGTGTCTACAGTATGCGTAATAAGCTAAAAAACTTCTATTATATTTTTCAGCTGTAATAGGGGTTTTAAATCTAATTCCCCTCCAAGCCTTAAGCTTATTAGTTCTCGCATCTAAATAGGAGTGACCATTTAAAAGCCACCCCCATTTTTCATGCGCCTCATCTTTTAATAATGTGGGCCTATCTAAATTCAATTGACTAGCAAACTCATTATAAAAAATGAAACCAAATATATCAATAAAGCACTCTTCTTCATAACCACTTATTATTTCAGAAAAATTATTTGTAGTCTCAAGTAGTTCTTCCGTTATAGAAGGCTTAGCTTCAGGTATATAAATATCTCCTTTATAATATGTGGTATTTGTTATCATGCTTTATAAATCAGTCTATTCTTTTACCACTTTTTTAGGCTCATAAACTTTGTGGGTTTTAATGATTTTACCTACTTTAATTTTACTAACTAAAGCGTTAGCGGTACTTTTGTGATATGTTTCAACATCACCTACTTTTTTAGATCCATGAGATTTAGTAAACTCAACGTCTACATAACCAGTTGGAACTTGTTTGCCTTTTTCTTCAGCCATAATATATTGCTTTATAAATTAAAAAATTATTTTTTTCTATTAAGCAGCTTCAATTGCAGCTTCAATAGTAGCTAAATCATCATAAACAAACGCGCTAAGATCAAGATTCTTAACATACTGAAAGAATCTACTCTCTCCTAACATTGTAAATTTGTTTGTAATGAATTGGTCGTTAATCCATCCGATTCTAATTGAAAAAGGAATATAATTAACTAAATTGTATTTTTTCATATCCCCAACAAATACTTTGCCATTTGGAATTTTAATCCAAGGGCGAATAGTAACTCCTCCAATTGAAACAGAATTAAAAAGACTAGCTTGTGGATATAATGGCAAACCATCGCCATCTTTAGCAGATTGAAACTCTAAGAAAAAATCTAAGGGGCTAATCATAACAACATTTGCTTTTTTAGGCATTTCGTCTGCAAAAGCTTGCGTTGTATAAATGTCTGTAATAACAGCGTTAATTTTGTCCATGAAATTACTTTTTCCATTTTCAAATTTATCAGCCATTGCTCCAACTACAAATGTTCTAGCTAAGGTTGTTACTCCAGAAGGAATTTCACCTGCACCTGAACCAAAGTACAATCCATTAACTTTAAACAAGTCGTGTTTTTGTCTTAAGTATGTGCGAGCTATAGAAGATAATCGCGTGTAATCAGTTACAGCTTCTTCAGTTAAAATTTCATAAGCTGCAATTTTCTTGGGGCGAGGGTGTCTTGTTTCCCATTTAAAATCAATTTGAGGCTTTTCAGCTCCTTCAGCTACAAAATCATAATCACCGTCTTTTGGAATCATTTCAGTATAAGTCGCAAAAGGTTTTCCTGTTCTGGAAACGTTCATGAGGCTAATAAGCCCATTATCGTTTCTAAGGTCAAAATCACCTAATCTAGCAACAGCTACATTTGGTACGGCATCAATTTGATTTCCATTGCCTGTGGTAATGTCTTCAGGCGCTTTGTCAACATCTTCATAGGGATTAAAAACAATTTCACCAGAACCTTTGTGGTAAATATTTTTAATTTCGCTTTGATTTTCTTTAAGAAAAGATGTAAATTTTTCTTGAATAGTAACAATACGTTTTTCTTTCATTTCTTCAATAAAATCTTCAAGAGCTTGGCCTTGTTTTTCAATTGCAGAAATAGCCTCTTTCAACTCATTTTTTGTAGCCCCTTCATCCTGAAGTTTTTTAAGCTCATCTTGAGTTTCTTTAAACTTTTTGTCTAAGGCGTCAGCAATTTTTTTATCTTGCTCTTGCTGCCTTTTTTCTTCTTCCGTCATTTTTAACGATTTAAAAAAATTATTATTAGTTGTTATTTTGTTTGCTATAGTGCTTTCGCGGCTATAAACTTAAAGCTTAGTGCTTTCGCGGCTAATTAATCTCCAGCCAACTCTTTACTGGAGAAACTCTTTTATTTTTTATTGTTTTATTTTCAGATATTGATATTGTAGGTGTTATTTGATTGCTTCCTAAAACCACAGCTGAACCTTCAATTGCTTTAGCTTCTGTTACAGCCCAAAAATATCTTCTTTTTTCTAAATCAACTTTGTTTACTACAAATTTAGAATATTTTTGCCAAGCTTCATATTTAGCTCCATAATCTTCATCATTAATGCATGTTATCATTTTAACGTAACGCATTCCAACACTGTGATTATCAACCCTCCCTTCTTTATATTCATTAAACATAAAAGCGTTTCTTTCGCGCTTAACTATAGATTCAAAAACTAAAGCTTGAGTTTTACCTTCAACATCATATCCAAGTTCTTTCCAGTTATATTCTTTAGCGTATGCTTTTAAGCTATCGCCATCTGATATAACTTTATCAAAAGCCATTTTATGTTCTTGTAAATGCTTTATTCTTTTGTTTTCAGATAAAGATTTATCCCATAATCCTTTTATGTGAACATCTCCATGTGAATCTAAAAGATTAGTTGTATTTATTACAGCTTTAACTTTCAACTCATTTGAATCAGCTAAATTAGATTTAGATGCTATTCCAAAATCTTTTAAAGTTTGAATACCTCCAGTAAAACTATCAGCATATTTTAATGCAGATTTTTTAACGTAAAAAATATCACTTTCTTTTTCTACAAGAAAATCAAATAATTCTTTATCAGTTTTAAATTCAGGTATCTTAAACATATTTATTTTTTTACAATTATATGATCTTTAACTTTAATATTACGCAATTCTAATTCCTTCTTCAATTGCTCTTTTTCTTTCTGACTCAATTTTTGAGTTGCCATTGTTTTCTTGCTGTCCATTATTTGAAGTATTTTGAATTAATTCTCCCAATTTAGTTCGCTTGTCAATATCAACCATTTCCAATGCTAATTCTTGTGGAATACCAACCATTAACAAAGCTTTTAAAGCTGTAGCTTGTTTAAATACAACGTCATACTTTTCTAACAATATAAATTGCATTATAGGCATGTGCGTGTAATCGCCTATAATTTTGTCATCACCTTTATTTTTATTAAATACCGCGCAAGCGCTATTTAATGAAGGTTGTATCTCATTTTGTATATAAGATACCATTGACTCTTTAAAATTATTATATGTTGTTTTTTTAGCCTCTAAAGATAAAATGTCTTTAGGTATGTGAAGTGCACTGTAAATTATGTTGCCGTCTACTTTTACACTTTCGTCTAAGCCTAAATCTCTTAGCGCAATATGTAATGATTTGTAAGTTAAATCAGATTTTGTGACAACACCTCTTTTGCGATTAAATGCTAAACCTATTTTATTATTAAATAAATTTTCAACTTGCTCTTTTTCTTCAGGTGATAATGGGAAACCTTCTTTTTTACCAGAAATTAATTCTTTGCCATTTGTTTTAAGAATTATATTTTTAGCTATAAGGCTGTCATGCGTATTTATAAGTGTTTGTCTTAATCCATCTAATCTACTTTTAGCTGTAAATGGATTTTTATTAAGCATGTTTGGTAAGTCGTAAAAGAAAAGTAAATCTTTTATTCTAAACTTAGAATTTTCACCATTTTTATCATAAATAATAAATTCATTTAAAGCTTTTTCACTAGTAGACCTAAAAGTTCTTTTATTAAAATTTTCTGGCCATTTAATCAAATCTTTATCTAAAACAAACATTGACTTTGCATCGTCAAAACCTAATATTTTTTTTTGAGCTACAACAGCAACTCCTTGAGCTATCATAACAAACATTAAGGTTTCTAAAAAATCCTCTTTAGTTTGATATTGATTTGGATTATCAATTAAATCTAAAAATTTATGATCTAATATTTTATTTTTACTATGTTTTTGTATTACTGAAAAATTTGCTTGAGAGAAGATTTTAGATACAAATAATATTGCAGGCGTAAGTATTGGGTGGTTTTGAGCCATCTGCAAATTAGAAGCTCCTTCATACCATTTGTGTATACTTGTTAAATCATAAAAACTGTCTCCTGACTCATTTCTCATCCAGGAAGGCCAGCTCAATTTAGGTAGACTTAATCTCATAAAAACAAATGTACCTTGAAAATAAACAAAAAAAAATTTTTTTAATAGATTTTTTTTGTTTATTCACGCATAATCATATTTTTATACCAAGATAATTTACAAGATAAGTTATTATATATCTTAAAGCATCCATATAGTGATCGTCTTTTTTAACTGGGTTATCAGTTGGCTTTTCATATCTATCTAATTCCCAAGAATAGTTATCGTATTCTTTTTTAAACGCAGCTAAATGCTTATCTAAACCGCTAACAAAATATATCGTAAAACCTTGTACTACTGTTATTCCAGGCGAAACAGAATTATTTCCCTTTTTAGCTTCAACAGCTAAATAACCTATATCACGCATTATATTAACATATTCTTTTTTAGCTGGGTCACAAGCAACTAAACTAGTATGCTTAATCATTGTTGGTATATCTTTTTGTAATATTGAAGATATAGATTGATCTATTGAAGATAGTGGTTTATAAAACCTAGGGAAAACATAAAAACCTCCGTCTCCATCGTATTTTACTTCTAAATTAGCTGTAGGAGATGACGTTCCAAAGTCTTGCCCAAAATAACTTGTGTAATTTAAACTGTCAAACTCTTCTGGAGATATTTTTATCCAGTTTCTATATATACGATTTGGTTTTTCAGAACCTATTCCTAACCCATATACTAACCACATATAAGTATCTGCAGTCTTACGCTTAACATTAAGTTTATTTATAGGAGGTTGATTACTTCTAGATATTGGATAACCTTTGTATAAAACTTCAGCACCAGAAACTTCATAACTACCAGTTTCCCAAGGCTCATAAGAATTTAATTGTTCAACTATATTTTCTGGACAAAAAGCATTATCTTTAAATGAAGAGTGTATAAAAACAGTTCTAGGATCATTTTTATACCCTTCTAACCAAAAGTCTTTAGATGGATTATAATCTGCAAATACAGTTAAAGCTGTTCTTTGTGTTATTTGTAAATAAACTGGTTTTGAAAATTCAGTAATTTCATTAAAATAACTTATATCTTGAGCTCCACCCAAAACTTTACCTACGCTATCAGCTCCTTCAAACAATATTTCAGAACCAGTTGGCAAATATGTAAATCTTCCAAGCTGTTTGTTTTCTTTAAACTTAAAAAATAACGTTTGATCGGTCATTATTATTTTTTTGAAATCTTCCATAACTGTAGCTCTACATGTTACTTTAGTATCTCTCCAAACAGTTATTCTAAGCTTTTTTTTTCTTATCATCTCCATCATTAGGAGCTGAAGTATAGAATAAGTTTTACTTGAGCGAGATCCGCCCATACTAACTATTTGTCTATACTTTCCTGGATAATAAACTTTTGCTGTTTTATTAAACGTATTAGTTACTTTTATATCCATTCAAATATCAAATTATATATTAACCAAAACATCATTATTATTCCAAATAAAGAAAAAATTAATAATATTAAAACTACGTATAAAGAAGGTTTTTTAACATCAAATCTCAAATAATTATAATTATAAAGTAAATCCCATTTGTGACCTTGAATTTTATTAATTATATAATTAACTTCAAGTTCAACACTATTTAGATTCCAGCCTTTAAGCTTTAACATTGCCCAAATAAGTTGAGGTCTACTAAATTTAGGTTCATCAGGAAGTAATAAAGGTGGTTTTTCATTTGTTCCAACTATTAATTCTACCAACTCTTTTTTACTTAATGAAGATATGTATTTATTGTAATTTTTCATCTATTAAATGGTTTGCTATTATTTGGTTTATTAATATTTTAAATGATTTTAAATCTCTAATTACATAGTAACAAAATCCTTGAGATTTAATGTGTTTTTCCCATTCTATTTGTTTTTCACTTTGACAGCCGTAAATATTTTTCATTTCAATACAATATGTTTTACCTTTATACATAAAAAGCATATCAGCTACACCGGAATAAACACCTGTCATTTTAAATATCTTACCTTGCAAAGCTGATCTAGCTCCACCGTTTGGAACAGCAAATAAACAACCTCTTAATTTTTTGTATGTGTTATTAAACCAAACGTAACATTCACTTTGTATTTGATCTTCAGTTTTACGACTCATCTTCTTGTATTTCATCTATTAATATAACCTCTTTTTCACCATCAGCATTAACTATTACAGTTTGAATATTAATAGTTGTATCTTGCTGCTCTAATTCACCTCCTTCCATTCTAGTTACTTTAGGTTTAAAATGCTCTAGCAACTTAAGATAATTTCTAGCAAAATCTTTATCTCCCATTTGAGATATAACATTTATAAATCTTTCAGTTAAACTTCCGTCAACCATTTTTTTTAAAAGGTCCCACTGAGTTTCACCTTCTTCAATTCTCTCTTTTATAATTGCTATAACTTTTGGATTATTAACTACAGGCAATTCAGACTTTTCATCAAGCATAGCTTCCATTTTTTCTTTCATGGAATTTTTTATAGATTCTTCAAAAACTCCTCCTTCAGCCATTTTATTCTTTTTTACTTGATTCTAATATATTATGCATCTCTTTGCTGACTTTAGTGTAATCTAACATCATCTGTTCAACAGTCTCACTCATTTCCACTTCGTTGCGAATACATTCCATTTTAAAAGATGTTTTTATATCTTTATCAATGTTCAAAGTTGTAGCTATTTTTTCACTCATTTTATTAAAAATTTTGATATGTGCAAATGTACGAAAAATATTTCATAATATAAAAAATAAAACACAGTAAAAAAAGTCAAAAATTTCCGAACAGTCAAAGTTGTTTAAATTTTTAACTTCAGAACGCTCCAGATGGAGTTTTAAAGTGCCTCCACTGCCTCCAAATTTTTCCAGAATACTCTAACACTCTTTTTTTCTAAAAGTTCCTTAAAAGTCTCCTAAACAGCTAAGTTTTAAACGTAGTAATAAAAAAAGGTTTTCAAAATTGCTAATTCCACCCAAACTTCATATTTTTACAACGTATATCACGATTGTATTTATTGAAGTTGGGTGTGGAAACGAGGTAACTCAGCTCCCGTAACCCTTTTACCGCAACTCGTTTACACGTAAATAGCTGACTTTCAGCAACTTAAGGCATTAGCGCAAACCTAGCGCAAATCTGCAAAACGCTAGATTTACACTTTAGTTTGTTGATTTCCAGCACGTTAGGGTATAAAAACTGCTAAAACGCAAATGTAAGCCCCCCCCAAGTTCATATACTATATATTTTCATTTTTAGAATAAAAAAGTTTTTATAAAATAAATGGTAAATGCTAATATTTATTTATAATATCTTGATTTTCAGTTAGTTATAAATTGATTTTAGCGCAAATGATTGTAAATTTAGCGCAAATTGCTAATTCTAGACACGGTTTTTTGTAAATTTAGCGCAAATCTTAGCATTTGAAGAGTCATTTTTTTCCTATGTTAGCACGAGATTTACGTTTACCTTATTTTGCTACGTAAATTTAACGCAAACTCTTTGATCGCACACTTAATTAGCAACACCCCCCAACTTCATTTTTTACTACGATTCCTATGACCGCTAGCTGAGCCGACTGTTAAAGATCGTGTCGCGATTGCTTTTTCCGTTTACTCGGTTGTGTATAAGTGTGGAAATAATTGGAAAAAAGTTCGTGTGCGGCGGTATAGGGATCACCCAGGCCCCTTAATCTTTTAAACTTTAACAGGTCTTTAGCACTTAGATCTTTATCAAATAAAACAATATAGCTATATTTACATATAACAAAAAAGCAATAGATATGACAATTAAATCACCCATCGAATCAGATCGAAAGATCATAGGATTATGTAATAAATACAATATAAGTATAATGAGCTATATGCTTATAATAAGAGCTAATCAATTAGTTATTAGTGAAATGGAAGACTTTAATTATATAGAAGAGAAGATACAAAATCACTTAGAATACTAATTCAACTGATGAGACCTGAATGGTCGAAACGTCGTGAGACGTCTTGGATATAATAATTAAAATAAATAAATTATGGATAGATTAGATTATTTGTTATCACTATTAAACGATAATTGCCAATTAATAATTAATAAAGACGGTTCAGGGAGAATCGATGAAATAGAGACAGGTGAACCATTTATATTTTTTGATAATATAAATGATATTATACTTGAAATATATCTACATCCAAATATGATTAAATAACAACCTAACTGAAGAGACTTTAATAGTCGAAACCATCGTGTAGATGGTCTTAGGTAATCATATAAAACTTTAGCGTAATATATTTTTAAGTATCGTTATTAAGTTTTATATTTGAATATAAATAAATAAGTAATAAGAATATAAGTTCTTTGACATCATGTAATAACAACAATATAAGTAAGGAGCATATCTCTGCCTATATAAGTGAGATAATGTATAATTATAAATCTATCATTATGAACATTTTAAAAGTAGTACAACAGAGAACAGCAGAATTGGTTAAAGAAAACCGTTCAACTTTCAACACAAACGAATTTCTATTAGAAACCCTTTTAAATAAGGAGATCAGTAGAAAAGATGTAATCGACCTCATCATCGCTAAACGAATTGAATTAAGCGGTGTCGATGTCGAAGCAATGAAAGATGAAGATCTTGGAGCTCTTATAGAAAAGACGCATAAGACTTCTAAGAACGGTCTTGATACTTCGGTATCTAATTCAGAAAACAATTCATCGTTCTCTTACAACGAAAGATTCAAAGATTATGAATTAATCAAGAACGGACGAATGTTAAGCGTGATTAAAAGAAAGAAATAAACCTAACAATCACTAATCAAAACCCGATGTAATGTCGGGTTTTTTTATACTTAATATTATGTCAAATGAAACAATTTTAAAGCTTCTAGGAGCTTTTATTGCATCAATTATAGTAGCTATAATCTTAGTGTTTAAAGGTCTCTTAAAAGTCTTTAAAATGCTATTTAGACTAGTGAAATCTAACACTTAAAAATAATAAAATGTGGAAACCATTAATTTATTTTACAATGATTTGTTGCATCATATTATTAGCGATGATAATATGGGCGCAAAAAAAATGAAGTTGGGGTTGTACGAATTAAATACTAAAAGTACGAAATAAGTACGACCTCTTAATTTAAAAACAATAACAATGGAAAATAGAGAAGACGTTAAGCAGTTCTTAATGGAATTTAGGTATCTGCTTTGGCAATTAGAAATAGAAGATGTGTCTATGATTTTAATGTAAAAAAGAAACCCGCTACTCATATCGAATAGCGGGTTTCTTTGTTTAAAGAAGTTAGGGTTGCACTAATGGTGCTGAAGATCTATTAACAGCGAGCAGTGTGCTGTTCTCTCTCTTGCCTCCGATTGCTAAGAGGGGATAGAGTAACCACACCCCAACTTCAATAAAAATAGCAACACCTGACTAATACAGATTGTAAACCGTTGACGTTTAGATTGCTATTTATCCATGACCTTCCATATTATTGATTCTATCTAATTCAGCCGCAATCAATGCTCCAGCAATAACTAATCTTTCTTGATATGGTTTATCGCACATTTTTTGCCAAATTTTTAAATCCCAATCAACAGGAGGTGTATGCCTGCAGTCTATTTCTTCAATAGCTTCATAACATAAGTTACAAGCAGCTTCTCCTAATTGAAAATTATGATTATTGTTAATATCATATTCAATAGTTCTATTGTGCTTTGTAAAGTGTTCAGATCTTTCTTTAGCAATTAATTCTATTCCTGTTTTTTTCATGATTAAATTATTTAGGAACCGCAAAGCAATGAATATTTTTCATTGACTTATTAATATTGGTTGATATGATTCTAATTGTCGCATTACAAAGAGCTTCGTAAGAATAAGATCTTTTTTGATTTGCGTAGTCTTTAGCTTTTAATTCGTTGAAAAATATTTTAGTTTTACCGCTTTTTACATTAGGTGTAAAATCAATTTTTTCTTTAGTTTTAAAAATTGTTTCTACAACTTGCTTATCTTTATCAAGTTTTAATTTTTTACTTAGTCTTTTAGGTATGCTTTTTAAGTTTTCCATTTTGAGCTGCTTAGTCATTAGACAATATCGCTATAATTTTTTTGATTTTAACAATTTTTTTATTCCAAGATTTAGCTGCTAAATTATCTTCTTCGGATAACGCTTTTTTTCTGTACATATTATACAAATTAATTTGCACTAAACTAAATTTTAATAAATCATCCATTTTCTATATGTTTTTAATGTTATGTAAATTTAAACTATATTAATGACTAATAAAAATTATTAATGTTAAAATTTAAAGCAGTCTTAAAATAAAAACCTCGCTCCGATTTAAGCGTTATTCGTAGCGATACGAGGCGAAACTTAAAAAGTGAGCGAGGAATTTTGTTTGAACTAATTCAATAATTCACATTGTGAAAAGCAATTAGTCTTTAGCTTGTAAAGATACCATTTTACCATCTTTAACAACTTCCCATTTGTCTTTGTAGTTCTCGTTGTAAGAAATAGAAGTTGAATTTTGGTTATTAGCAATAGCTGAAGCAACTTGCGCTTTAACTTTACGGTTAATATCTGCCAACATAACGTCAAAAGGACCGTCTTTTGATTCAGTCAATTCGAACTGATCTAAAGTACCATCTTTTTCAAGCTGCTCTTGTAAAATTTCAGCAGAAATTTCAGCGATGATTTCAACTCGATCTTTTGGTTCAGTTGGATTATTTTCTTCGTCAGTTAAAACACCAACGAATCTGTCTAAATAAGTTGTTCTTCCAGATCCTGAACGGGATTTAACAACATTACTCTCTGTTCTTTGTTTCACTAAATCTAGTAAAAAATTTTTTTTCTTTGCCATTGTTACATGTTTTTATGATCTATTATAGATCGTTATTATTAATTACATTGCTAAAATACAAAGTATAAGTATAAGCATAAAAAATAAAGTGCTAAAATTATGCTAAAGTTATTAATAAATAAAACATTAAAGCAACATATTAATAATTAACAAATAAGCTTCAGGAATGACAGAAACAGCTTTTTCTGGAGCTTTTAGAAATTTAAAGTATAATAACATTCTTTTAAAATAAAAGTGTCTTAGAAGTGATTAAAATCAACCGTGTTAAAGCGTTATTATATTTCTATCTAAACATTCTAAAAAACACTTCTTTGTTGCTCTAACATCTTCTAAAGCATCATGCGCTCCATCAAATGTATCGTTAAAAAGATACTTGTAAAGTTCCTGTAAATTAGGCGCTTTAGTTCTATTCATTTTGTCTTTAGCTAAAACAAAATCTCTAGAACTTCTCATTGTGCATAAACCTTTTTTAAATTGGAATAATTCTTTTGTTATTTTTGATTTTATCATTTCAGCTGTTATCATTCTATTGTCAAATGAAATGTTGTGAGCAACTTTATAATCACATCTTTTTAAAGCTTCTTGTAATTCTCTTAAAGCATCAAATATTGGAATACCGTATTTTTCACATCTATCTGTAGACATATTGTTTTCTTTAAAAAAATCTTCATTTGGAATAAACCAACCATTAGGTTTAACAAGTGATTCAAACTTATGTAATTCATCGCCTTTATTATTACACAGTATAAAAGCTAATTGTGTTATTCTGTTGTGGTTTTTTAAGTCTTTACCATTATCATCACAATATTTTGTAAAGCCTGTTGTTTCTGTGTCAAAAATTAAAAAGTTCATATTTATTTGTTTTTAAGTATTTCTTCTTTAAGTAATATTAGTTTTTCTCTGTCATGCCTTGTTTCAACAACTTTTAGTATTTCATCTATTATTTCAACAGACGCTTTGCTTGAGAACTCCCACATAAAAGCGCTACTTTGAGTATGATTTAAAATACCTGTAGGTTGATAAACTTTATTGACAATTTCTTTTGCTCGCTCAGTATAATGCATAATTAATTATTTAATTTAGCTTCAATATGAGGGCTACACTTATAGCCTTTAATTCTATTATCTTTATCTATGACAGGCAAATTATAAGTTTCAGAAACTAAATATTTATCACACTGTTTTAAATGATTCATATATATATGAGCATTGTCTAAAGAATATTTAATCGTACCTAGTTTTTTACCAGTCTCTTTAGCAAAATGTTTTAAGAACATTGCTCCTACAATAAAGTCATAAGGCAAACCTAAAAATACATCACTGCTTCTAAATTGCATATTCATGTTTAATACAGTTTGATTATGTGTTAATACAAATGTCATTCCTGTATAACATGGAGGTAAAGCAGTTTCATTTAATTCAGTAGGATTCCAAAAAGTTAAATGCCCTCTTCTACCTCCATTTTTAAGCTCGTTAATAACAGAAGCAAATTGGTCCCAACGACTATCAAAGTTACGAATTTGATGCCCATAAGTTTTACCTAAGTAACCATTAGAATCAGCATACTGGTCCCACCAGTG